CGTAGTCCAACGATGGTAGCAAGGTTAGTCGCAATAGCCGTTCTTAGCTGGCTGATGAGTGCCACTATGCAAACCTGATTCGGCGTAGTGGATCAACTAGCTGGGCAACATCTGGGTCAAGTCTGTTACTGACTCGCATGATTCCAATGTCTGAGATACCTGCCACACCGAGTGGGCTGTCTAGTCGCTTGTAAATTCTTGAGGACTGAATCACACAGGCTTGGGTAACAGCGATTGGCACTGAAGCAAAGCCAAAGACTCCGGTTACTTGAACAGTTGCTTGTCCCTCGAACTGGTTGAATAGGTAATCATTGATTGCCCTAATGTGTGTGAAGGGTGTTGGCTGTCCATCTACCCTGCCGTTTAGTGGCTCAAGCTGAAAGTCGGTTGAGGCAAAAGTCACATCGAAGCCAGAGTCAGTATCCGATGCAGACTTGAGTGTAGTGATAGAGATTAGATCGTCAATCTCGGTAACAAATGCTGTGCTAGGTGCAAAGACCCTAACTGCTGTACCAGATGAAAAGAAGTTGCGGTTGCAGTATCCGTCAATAGCTCTTGAGCCTGACTCGATTGCCATCTCCAGTAAAGAATCATCAACAGCATCCGTGATTCTTAATGCACTTTTAACTTGTGATAATGAGGCGTAGCCGTTAGTAATTGCCATAATGTTCTCTATTCTACTGGTTGGAAAGGATACTACTCCCAGCCGTTAGCTCGCCTAATCTCTAGCGAATAAGTCCCAGAGCTGTAATCGTTAGCGTCAATCTTGGACTGGTAATACCTTTGGTTAGCAAAGAAGGTCTTCTCGTTCTTGCTCTGGTAGCCAGCCTTGATTGTTGAGCTGTTGTCATGGTGCAGGTCAATGTCTAGTTTACGGATGTTTACCCCTGCAAACTCAGCTCGCCTCATGTAGTCGTTATCCTCAAAATAAGCAGGGTAGAAACCACACTCGTCAAAGAGTCCTAGATCACTAACAGCCTCATCTCCAACGGCAAAGGCTTGCCAGTTAGGTGCATCGGCTGTCAGGGTTATCTCATCGCTGCGAGCTGTTGCTAACTTCTCCAAAGCCCCTGGTCTAAAGACAACATCGTTGCTGACAATAAACCAGCGGTCAGCGTAAGGGAATGACTTGATGCCTAAGTTCCAAGACCCTGCCACGCCTAGATTGGCTGGCATCCGTAGGTGTGTGACCTTGGCAAACTTGTCGCTCAACTCTAGGGTGTCTGTGCCGAGTCCGTTGTCAATAATTAGCAAGTGAGCAACTGGGATGTCCACGCTGTCAAGCATCCGTTGAAGAAGGTCATACCGATTTAGCACCGGCACTATTAGGTTCGGTAGCTCACCAGGCATTAGGCATACCAAGGGTGTTGCCGTGACCGGTGTGGTAAATCCAAGTCACCTCTGGGCTGACTGCGAACCTTGCACCAGCGGCAGCTAATCTTTTGACAACCAAAAAGTCCTCACCTATTCTGTTGCCCTGATCGTCACGCTGATAGCTCAAAGGGTCAAAGCCAGTCGAGTGACCACCTACCTCAAGCAACAACTCTCTCTTTGCCATAAACACGCCAGTCATCTGTCTTGGGTTCTTGTTATCAAAGGGTTGACCTCGATACTGCTCAAGGTGTCCAGCGTCAGGTAAACCTGAATACTTGAAGTGTGTGAATCCGATGTCTGCATCTTGACTTGTTACTAAGTCCCACATTGTTTCTAGGTGGTGAGGCAACAGCTCGTCATCGTCTGCCAAGATAGCAACCCACTCGGTGCTTGCTTGGCTGATTATCTTGTCTAGCATGGCAGGTGCGCCTTCTCGGTGAACATCAACCATAATCAGGTGAGCAGCAGGTTTGACTGTTTGCTCTGCTACTGACCTAATCGAGCGAGATAGCAGTTGCCCTCTCGGTGGAATTGTCGGTGTGCAGACAGTTACTTCAAGTCCCAAACTACTTCTCCTAAGCCGTTGCCAACTATTACAGTTCCACCTTCTAGGTGTTTGGTTGATTCTGCAAGTCTTAGGTGAGGCATAAAGGCTTTTGGAACTGCCCAAATCTTGACGCCATCCTCTTGTAATCTGCAAGACAATCGGTAGTCAGACTGATAGCCAGGATCACCAACACAGTCAAAGGGATACTTCAGCCACATCTCTCTTGACATAAAGGTCATGGCAAAGCCTGTGAACCAGCTAGGGTATAGACCCTTGTGTCTGTCAACCTCGGCCTTAGTTGGGAAGTCATAGCACTCTAGCGATGCATTGTCTTGGATTAGAAGTGGCTTGCTAGATAGGTTTACTTCTGGCGTATCTTCTTCCATGTTGCAGTATCCGGTGTAAACGCTGGATGGCTCAAAGGCTTTGAGTATTAGGTCAAGTGCCTTTTGGTCTGGGATTGTGTCATCGCTTAGTAAGCCAATAACATCGTGGTCAGTAGAGGCAATTACATCAGAGATTACTTGAATTAGCTCTCTCTCTGAGTAGTGCTTTAGCCAAACCTTATCTATCTCTAATGACTCAAGGGCTTCCATGCAGACTGGTATCTTGCGTGGATTCATAATCATTAGCAGTGGTTTCATTTCAGCAACTTGCGTAGAATCGGCAACCAGCTCTCATCCCAAACCTTCTCAACATCAAACTGGCTGGCAAAGTCTATGGCTACCTGTGAAGTGCCACGCTCTGCCTTGTAAGATTCCTCAAGCGCATTGACCAAGCTACCTACATTCGGTGTCATCCACCATGCGTCTTGACCGGCATCCCAAGCAAGCTGTCCATCGGTTAGCCAAGAGTCTGGGCTGATTAGGTCAGGGGTTGCAGCCCAGTTAGATCCGATTGCTCTCGTTCCACATGACATGGCCTCGACCAACGGGACTCCAAAGCCTTCACCCAAGCTAGGTGCTAGTAAGACATCCATCCTGGTATAAAGTGCAGCAAGGTTAGATTGAGCTAGACCGAACCTGTAATCCTGTGGGTTCGGAAAGATGACCTGTTCCTTCTTTACTCCCAGCGAGCTAAGGATGTTGATCAAGTTCCAGCCACCTGAGTAACCAAACGAGTCGGTGTGCAGGTATAGGACTGCATCAGGTTTGTCTTTGGCAAAGATACTAAAGGCAAGGATTAGCTCGCCGTAGGCTTTGCGGTGAACCAGACCCGAAGCCTTGTTAGCGGCGACTACTCCGACCATGAAGGTATCTGGTGTGATACCTAGATACTCGTTGATTTCATGCGCTCCGATTTTGTAGGTTGGCTTGTAAACCTTTGTATCTATTGCGTGAGGTGCATACTCACACTCAATGCCCTTAGCGTTCATCTGCCTAACCCCATGAGGTGACATCGCGATTGGTGTCACATTGTCTTTGCGGAGAAACTTCTCAACACCTGGTGGCAAGGTCACATGGTCAAGTGGAACCCAAGATGCGATTGGAAAGTTGTCATACTGAGCTGACTTCATAACCCAGACATCGTAAAGACTGATGAAAAGATTGGGCTTGTCAAACTGTGCCACAAAGCTCTGATGATCCTGTGGCCCTGAGTCGTTAGAGTACTGGTCTATTCCTCTGGGGTAATGAGGTATCTTGCCGTAAGGCGTTTTGATTGTGCTGGGGATTCCCTCAAGTCCATAGTTGGAAAGCATCGCAACATCAAGCCCAGCTCGCTTGAGTCGGTCAACTAGCATTGTGGTTTGTTGACCATAGCCGGTTGGAGCGTTGTAGCTATTTGACCAGACGCTTACTGCGCCGTTTAGTTTCTCTTTATTCGTAGGCATAGTTCATAATAGCAAAAAAAGACAGGGAACACAGTCCTACGCTCTGTGTTCCCTGTCAGCTTTTTACAGGGGGACTATCTACTAGATAGCTGCACCCTTGAAGAACCCGATGTGGGTAGGGTGGGTTAAAGCGCCATCAAGTCTGATTACGCCTCGATATACCACGGTGTCTGTGTTGAAAGCAAAGTCGGATGACTGGTCAACACGAACTCCACCTGCTACACGAACCTTGAAGCTAGGTAGGTGACCAAACAATACTGACTTGGTTGCTGATCCTACTGCTGCGATGTTTGGGTTCTCGTAGATTGGGTAACCAAGCAATGTTGCTGGCTGTCCTGGAACGGCTGAGTCGGTGAAAATAAATGCACCAGAGCCATCCTTCATCTTGCGAGCTGCTGCGATACCGGTCTTGCTCATGTAGAAACCTAGACCTGGCAATACTCTTGCTCCGTCTGCGATTCCATAAACAAGGTCAACTAGGTTCTCATAGGTTGCTGCGGTTGCAGTTCCGGTTACTACTGAACCAGCGGTTGCAGCTAGTTTTGTAGTTAGAACTGAGTTAGCAGATAAACCTAGGCTCGTACCGAGTTGCTGGGCGATATAGCTGGAAATGTTAAATCCGGCATCAGATACTAGTTCGCTGGACACAGAAACCAACGCGGCATATTTCTCCGCTCCGAGCGTGATGCTCGAAAATGTTGGGTTAGATGTTCCAATAGTTCCTGCTGCTGCTACTGAACCTGCGGTTGAGGTTGCGGTAACAGTTGGGATAACTAGGTTCTCACCTGAAGTGGTGTTGAAAACCTCTGAGGTAGTTAGCATTGGGCCAACTAGCTGTGCAATCTCGAATACCTGGTCTAGGAAAGACTGACCAACTGTGTTCGAGCTTGGTACTAGAGTGCGAAGTTCACGAGTGAACTCGTGTCCTCTGATTTCGCCGTTAGCAATCTGACGCAAAATTTCTGCATCGCTGTTCTGTGCTACTGGTGCGGATGGGGTGAATGAAGCTGCTGCCTCGGAAGCGCGAGCTTCACGATCTGCAAGCTTGCGAGCTGTTTCGATAGCTGTGTCGGCTGAGTCAATGTCAGCTTCGATACGAGCAATCTTTTGGTTTTCTTCAGCGGATAGGCCGCGCTTTTCAGCCTCAGCAAAGTCAAGAACTTCTCTTGCCTGTGCGATGAGGTTGTTGCGAGCATCCATCTGTGACTTGATAAAGTCAGACATTTGTATCTCCTAAATAGATTGATTGTGGGTTTCCTGCGGTGCTGACACTCAACAGATACGGCGGTGCTTACACTCAGCCGTTAGTCATAATTTTATAGGCAAAAGAAAACCCTAGCTCAGAAAGGGGGTTGAGCTAGGGCTAAAGAAACTCTATCTGGTTTCTTTACTGTCAACAACCCTTGCTTCTTTGGCTGGGTTGTATGAGTTTGTGTTGTCGAGTTCCCATACTGCTTTAGCTAAATCGTCAGCCATGTCAGCGATTACACCGACTGATGGGTTGCCGGCGGCCTTTAGGATTGCTCTCTTGATGTCATCTTTGCTTGCCATGTTTATATCCTTTTCAATAGAAGGTCAAATTGCTTTTGCTTTAGGTCTAGCAGGTCAAGGCCGTTGTCAATTACTTGCTCGGTTTCAGGCTGTGCCTTTAGCTTGGCAACAACATCGGTAATTAGCTCGGCACTCTTGCTGTCTAGTTCCTCGCCTGACTCTAGCTTCAGCAGGGCATCTGCCAGTTCATCAGGGTTGATTGTTTGAGCTGATCTAACTGTTGCTGAGGTCTGCGAATAGGCTGGGAAACTTACGATGCTTGCCTCGAAAAGTCTGACTGACTCTAAGGTGCGAATCTTGCCATCGCTTGACCAAGAATCTCTAATGACATTGAAGCCAAAGCTCATGGAGTCAATAACCTTAGTGCGAAGTAGCTCGGCGATGTCGCGGCCTCTGGTGGTGTTTGGTAGCTGAGCCGTAACCTTTAGACCTCGGCTATCCTCAACCAGTTGCATAGTGCCACCTCTTAGGGAAGCCAAAGGCTCACCTGCGTCATGGTTCCAAAGTAGCTTTACCTCGTTGCGAGATTGAAGTGAACGCCTAAAAGCACCAGGGGCAACATACTCAACAAAGCCACCCAAGTCCTCGGATGGGCTGTTGAAAACAGAGGCGTATCCGGTAAAGGTCATGCCATCACCCTCAGCCCT